AATCAACAAGTTCAACATTAAAATCATAACTTAAATTAGGCATACAAATTTGAACAAGTCTCTCTTTTCTTTGAATAGTAACAATGTTATTTGTTGTATTATAAAATGCAGCAATTAAGGGTCCTCTATATCCGCAATCAATAATTCCCACTGAATTCGCCAAAATAATACCCTTTTTACTAACACTAGAACGAGGATATAGATAATAAGGTGATGGTTGACCATTTTTATAAACAGCACACTTTACGCCCATATTAATAAATTTAATTTCGCCGGGTTCAAACTTTATTTCACTGTCTGGCACAAACAAATCAAAACCTGAATCTTTTTTTGAATTTTCTCTACTTAATTGTTCTTTATACCATGTAGTTAATTTATAAAAGATGCTTGTCGATTTATCAACACAACAATTAAGTTTAATCTGATAGACGGATTGTTCTGCTAAACTAGTCATATTTTAATAATTATTATTTTTTATAATTATTAAAATCAATTTATTATATAAATTAAGGACAGTGACCATGAATATTTTTCATAACTGTGGATTCATATTCTGTAGAATTATTTTTACTACCAGATCTTAATGCTAATTTCTTTTCCATATAATCTTTTGCTGATAAATATCCTAAATCTTGTGTAATATTATACGATTTACGGCAATTGTTTTTACAATCTGGGTCTTTTTCTTCAACAGCATTACAGCTATCATCAAAATACATACACCTAATCGCCTTCGACCTAATATTTGCAGTGTGCTGATTAGACTGAAATCCGGGTGCTCTTTTGTAAACATTAGTAATAGTTGGTAAATAACTAGAAGAAATATCGATTACCTTAGCAGCTAATCCATTATTACCTGATAAAACCTGTCTATTATAAACCCCATAACATTTTTGAGGAGTAGCTCGTACAACATCACTTCTACATTTACTTTTGCTTGCGCCAACATTAGTTGCATTTAAAGAAAAAAGCTGTGTAGAGTTTATTTTGTTATTTCTAATTCTTTCATTATATTTTAATTGCATTACTCTTAGTGACATATTATAAATAATATGTAGAAATTAAATAAATAAACAAAATCTATTTCGCGGTTCTTTTTCAACAACACGTAATAATGCCCAATATAATTTTGTTTCTTTTATAATTTCTAGATGTTTATTAAATTTAAAATCATCCGTTATTTTTGTTTCAAATTGTGCTAAACAATTCATTACTATTAACCCTAAGGAATAATATATTGTTTTTTTTGATACTGACAAAGGAAAAGATCTAATATTTTTCAGTTCTGGAGAGAAAAATTTATGTTGATGAAATGGAGTTAGTATTTGTATATTATTTTTTTCTATTTCATAAATATTATCCAAATTTAACAAAATAAAACAGTCAGGTTTTGTTTCATTTTCTATATAGTAAATTTCACTTTCTTTTAATGTTATCGGAGACACATCTTTATTATGCAAAGCATCAATTTGTTGTTTTAAATTTAAAAATAATAATTCGCATTGTTCATAAGATAATCCATTTTTTTTTTTGACCTTATCTAAATTAATAACATTTTTAGCATTAAAAAAAAGACCATTATCTGTTTTTTTTGTAATATTTAGATTTTTTATATAAAAAGATAATAATGGTCTATAATTGTTATCTAATGTTAATGAATAATTTTTAGCTTTTATTTTTTTTAATTGTGATTTTTTTGTCTTATATATAATTTCCATCTTATAATTATATATAAAAAGTATTTTTTAAATATTTACTTAATTTATAATGGTAAGACCCGGATTAAAAAGATTAATAGCTGCTCAATCTGTAAAAACAGATCCAAGACAAACAGGATTATCCCATTCTATAGGAAGAACTACAACAAATTTAAAAAAAAGAGAAGTTATTACTCCTTCTAAAACACTAATGCCTAATTTTATTTATACTGAAGACGAAAAAAACAGAGATAGATGTGAGTCAAATTTAAAAAACAAAGTTTATAAAAAGGACTCAGATGGTAACATTATTAATTAAACTCTCATTTGAGGTTCAAATACTTTTTCTTCATGAATAGTTTCTAGATTATTTAAATTATTTTCTTGTTGTAATCTTATATATTTTTCTTCTTGTTTTTCTTTCCATATTGTATAACCTAGATTGCTACAAAAGGTTACACAATATGTTCCGTATAATCCACATAATATATATCCCAAAAACTGAATACACATATATTATACTATGTTTTATTTTTCATATGTAATAGTTTTAAATAGTTATATTGAAATTTAATTTCTAAATTACATTATTGTGTTAATAATAATGTGCATTGGAAAAGTAGAGGAAAAAAAATAAAAAAAGTTAAGTTCTCGATAAGGGATTCGAACCCTTGACCTTCGGCTCATAAGACCGATGCTCTACCAACTGAGCTAACCGAGATGCCGTGCTCCCAAAACTTATTAATTACTTATAATTACTTATATCCGAGTCCAAAAGCTGGTTCCTAATCTGCGAAGATAATGACCCAGTTTCAGCTTGCGGGCAAGCTCCTTTTCGCCAGAAAAATTAATAGTTTTTATTTACTTTATATTATGAACCCTCCACCTTATTCTTCTTATATTTCCCCCGTCCTCCCCTATCTGATATGAGAATCGAACTCACTTATTTGGTATTAAAACCAATGCTTCACCATAAAGCTTACCAGATTGTTCTCAGTACGGGGTTTGAACCCGTGACCTTCGGCTCATAAGACCGATGCTCTACCAACTGAGCTAACCGAGATAAGTAATAAATTTTTTAATGCCGTTACTGGGACTCGAACCCAGGACCACGCGCTTAAAAGGCGCGCGCTCTACCGACTGAGCTATAACGACTGATAGCATGAGTGGGATTTGAACCCACGAAGCCGAAGCAATGCATCTTAAGTGCACCCCCTTTGACCGCTCGGGAATCATGCTATTTAAACTTTTTTAACAGGAATGCTGTTCCTTATTTTTAATATTTTTTATTTACTCGTCAGAAGTTGCGCCCTCCACTACCTCAGGTGTCTTGTTCTCGAGGTCAATCTTTACCTTACGCTCCTTAGGCTTAGGTGCCTCATCTGGACGAGTGCTTCCACTGATTCCAACCTGCCAGTACCAAGGCTCTTCGTACTCAATACGAATGCGCTTTTTATCCTGCATTGCCTTAAGAGCCGCACGAGCTGTCGGGTCGCGCATGTTCCAACTGTTCTTGCGAAAGTGAACATATGCTCGTTTGTGGTCCTTATTCGCAACCCGAATAACATCAACACGTTCAACAAACCCTAAGTTTGCCTCAATAATGTGCTGTTTGATTCGACGCCAACTGATGTTCGCGAAAACATGAGGAATGCAAAGCGAAATACCATTCTCATTTTGAGAATTGTGAGCGAAGTTCTCGTCACGTGAAAGACGCGGTTTCTGTTCCTGATTAGTAGTGTTAATGTTTACTGCTGCAACTGAAGACATAGTGTTTTGTGTTTTAGTTTTGAAAGAGTATTTGTGTGTTTGAATGATGTCTCTTTCATGTTGGAAAACAACTTCAATTTTGATTATGATAGCCTCCAACATCATATAGTTATGATAGCATCTAACATCATATAGTTATGTTGGGTTTGTAAAATTGAAGATATTAAATAAGGGCAAAATCTTTAACATTAGAAATCTACAATGACAACCTACATTAAAACAGACAACCATAATACAAATTACTATAGGCGAAATAAATTAGAAAAATTTCGTGTTCATAGATGCCCTCAATGTAACTATCAAACAACAGGTCCAAAACAATGTATACAGGCCCATATATGGGCCAAACACACACCAGAACATAAAAAACCATTCCAATGTCCGTGTGGAGATTGTAATAGAGGCATGGCTTCAAGAGCAAATTTAAAAAAGCATCTTAAAAAAGATCACAAAATTATACTTCCATCGTACGTCAAAAATGTTTTAGTATATAAAATAACATTAAAACAACAACCTACTTTAAATAAGGAATATGCTAGATACAAACAATATAAACAACACGGTGAATTTATTCTGATAGAAGACATTAAAAATAAAAAATTTTCGTTAGACAATATTTATTATGATATTCATAGTGGTTATATAGATTTGGCCACATATACAAGAGAAGATTTACTCAGAAAATTTTGTAATAAAGTAGAATAAAATTATTAATACTTAAAATATTTGTACCATTATTTTTTATATGGAAGATATGGAATCTTTATATTTTACAAGACAAATTCTAACCTATATGGGAAATAAAAGGAAATTTTTAAATAAATTAGATGATATTATTGGAGAGATAAAAACAAAGTTAAAAAAAAAAGATATTTCTATTGCTGAAGGATTCTCAGGTTCTGGTATTGTTTCCAGATTATTAAAAAACAGAGTTATGGGAAGTGATAGTGAAAATTTAAAAACACTATACGTAAATGATATTGCTGGATATGCAAAAACTATCAATGAATGTTACTTAACATCTAATTTAGATTTAACAACAGATGACTGTGAAACATTAATTTTACATATGAAAAATATTAATAAATTTATTAATAATGATAGTGTAAATCCAGAACCTTTTATTGCAAAATATTGGGCACCAAAGGATGATGGAGATATTAAAGAAAATGAAAGAACTTATTATAGTCATGAAAATGCAGTTAGAATAGATAAAATACGATACTACATAAATAAATATGTAGAAGAACAATATAAATGTTTTTTTCTTGCTCCTTTATTAGTACAATGTTCTATTCATAACAATACAAACGGGCAATTTTCAGCCTATTACAAAAATAAAGCAAAAACGAAAGGAAAGTTCGGAGGAGAAAATGGCGTTGATTTACAAAGAATAAAAGGGAAAATAGAACCAACTATGCCTATTTTAACTTCACATAAGGCAAAGGTTATTATTTCTCAAGAAAATACATTAGATTGGATCAAAAAAATACCTAAGGTAGATTTAGTTTATTATGATCCACCATATAATAAACATCCTTACAATATATATTATTTTTTATTGGATATTATAAATAATTGGGATACAAAACAAGAAATACCAAATAGTTACAGAGGACAACCAAAAAATTGGGAAAAAAGTCCTTATTGTAGTTTTAAAAATGCAAAAACAGAATTCGAAAATTTAATTAAAAATACAAAATCTAATTTTATTTTACTTTCATACAATAATAAAGGAATTATCCCCTTGAATGAAGTAGATGAAATATTAATGAAATATGGTATATTAACAAAAATACCTGTAACACATAGTGTTTACAATAAATATATTGGTATAGCAGCTAAAAAAAGAAAAAAAAAGGAAGAAAAAATAAGTGAATTTCTTTGGTTATTAGATTGTAGAAAAAATTAAAACATAAATCATAGATATTTAATAATAATTTGATTTTTTACAAATCCAATACCATGGCATAGAATAAATAATTTTAATATCTTTTCCAGATGTAATAACATCCATAACGTATCGCGATCTATCATCTTTATTCCAATTTTTAAAGTGGATAAATACCTTTTTTGAATTTTCCTTATGTATAAGATCTATTTTTTCAATATGTCCAAATTTGTATTGATTGAAAATATTGTAAATAAATGGCTTACTAATATTATTTGATACTTTAGGAATACAAAGAACGACTGACATGTTATATACTGCATTTATTATAGTTATAATAAATTCAATTTGCTGTCTCTTGTAAAATCATATAGGGGTTCAATACTATTTAGAAATTAATTATTAAAAAGTTTTGCTGTTAAGAGACAATATAGTTTCTCATTTCGCTTTTAAATCATTTATAAAATTGATTTAATAAATAATAGATATAATATCTAATAACTATAACATGAAAACAAATAATAGATGGAAGCAAATTGAGTCAGAAACAACTACTAATACATTTAAAAAACCAAAACAAAATTCGAGATGGAAAGAAGATACTGATTTAAATAATAAAAATACTAATTTTAAACAACCTTTTAATAACAGTCGATTTGGCAATTTAAAATGTGATGACGACGATGATTCCGAAAGAGGAGGCCGAGGAGGATTCAGAGATTCAGAACGCCAAGAAGAAGGTCGATTCAGGAATTCAGAACGCCAAGAAGAAGGTCGATTCAGGAATTCAGAACGCCAAGAAGGAGGAGGATTCAGGAATTCAGAACGCCGAGAAGGAGGGCGATTTAGCAATTTAAAATGTGATGACGATGATGATTCCGAAAGAGGAGGTCGGGGAGAATTCAGAGATTCAGAACGCCGAGAAGGAGGATTCAGAGATTCAGGACGCCGAGAAGGAGGAGGATTCAGAGATTCAGAACGCCGAGAAGGAGGATTCAGGAATTCAGAACGTCAAGGTAATCATTTTAAAAATAATGGGAGATTTAGAAATAATAGAAGCTTTGATAAACGCCCTACTAGAATAACTCGTGATAAAAATGGAGAAATGTTATTACCTGGTTCAACTATAAGAAAGGCAAGTATATTTGATTCTATTACAACAAAACCAAAACAAAACAAAGAAAAGAAAAAAGGAAAAACTTTGAAAAAGAAAATAAATTCAGATTTTGATTTCTTTGCCGAGGAGGAAAAAACCAATAAAAATAAAGATAATGAATGGGAAAAACAATTAATACTAAAAATGCAATATCAAACAGATTCGGAAGAGGAAGAGGAAGATGACGACGAAGGATATCTGGAAGACAGTTACGATGAATTGTCAAAAGACAATTTTACACAACAATTTTTATAAATATAATTTAATTTTCTGTTTATTTATAATATCTTTTTTAATATGTTAATTTAATGGAAGATATTTCT